TGCATCACTTGTGCCCCTCTTTTACAAACTTGACGCCACGATAGACTTCATTTTGCTGTTGGGGTTGTTGCATCATTTGTTGTTGATACTCCAGACGCTTCTGGGTATCATACTCGATGCCACGGTATACGACTTTAGACATTAGGGTTCTCCTTAAGTGTTTAGGTTAAAGAGCGTTCCTTCAGTCGGCTTTTGCGTCTACGAAACAACCTTTCTTAGTGACCTGTTTAATCTCCCACACAAGATCATTTTTGTGCTGGGGCTCAACAATTTGACTGGCATTAATTCTAGCAATCATTAATTGAGCTTGTAAGCAGGATAAGAAAAGTGTTTCCATAGATGAACGATCCGTTCCGAGTCGGCTTACTTCCGTCCCATAGGGATGAACGTGTGATCAGTATACACCGATCAAAGGTATATAGTCAATACCTGCTGTAACATTTAATACAATTTAATATGAATCATCCCCAAGGATCTGGAAGTGGTCCTCCCAATCCTTTCTCATCGCTCCCAGTGCCCATGCGTCCGTCAGCTGCTTCGGACCCTCGTTCAACAACTGGATTTGAAATGCTGATAGACCAGCCTTCCTCGCCAAATAATCCCTCCTCCACGATCTCTGCTTTGGGTCGATTTTTTTCATCTTCTTCCTCCCACTGTTTTACAATTTCTTCTGCTTGACGATCAACATCACGCATAGTTTCATTCACTTTCCAATCCATATACCACTTCTCCACAAAGGAAAAGAGATGCTCAAGAATAGTGTTTAGAGGTGGTTTCTGTTTACGAATCCACCTCTTGATTTTTTGTATATCAGTTTCTTTTTCTTTATCTAAAACAACCTCAAAGTTGAAACCCACTGAAGGAGTTTGAGGTGATGTCTTGTTTGATTCCTCCGATGACATAGCTTTCGATTTCCGTTTCTTGTGGTGCGTTTTGTTGACCCTTAGAGTTCAACCAATACTGTGTCCAAGGGAGAGGATTGTTATTTGCAGATACATTATAGATTGGATCAAATCCAATTGCCTTAAGACGGCGGTTGGCAATCCATTCAACGTACTGAGTGAGGAGCTTATCGTTCAGACCGATCATCGATCCATCCTTGAACAAATACTCTGCCCAGGAACGCTCCTCATCAACAGCATTCCTAAACATTTGAATCACGTTCTGCCTTTCTTCCTTAGCGATTTCCAGCATGTCTGGATCGTCCCCTTGATGCCAGTTTTTGATGATGTTTTGAGTAAGGACAAGATGCTGGTTTTCGTCTCGTGCGATGAGAGAGATAATCTTAGCGGATCCCTCCATAAGTTTGAGCTCACCAAACGCAAACGAGCAAGCAAAGGAGACATAGAACCTAATTCCTTCAAGAATGTTAACGTTGACAATTGCTCTGTAGAGTTTTCTTTTAAGATCTTTGAGGTTTTCTTTTGCTGTTGGGACATTTTCCTGTGCGAAGATCCAATCGTTGCTTGTACCATAATTCTGGGCAGCGTTGATGAGATCATTATAGGAGGAAGTCACCGTTGCTGCACGGTTTAAGATCTTATCATCCTCAAGAATTGTATCAAAGACTTCGGATGGATCAGAGTATACGTTCTTAATGATGTGGGTGTAGGAGCGGGAGTGAATCATCTCCATCATCTCCCATACAGTCATGGCAGACTCCAGTTCAGGGAGTGAGCAGTATGGAAGAAATGCCATACCAGGACCACGACCCTGAACAGAGTCCAACATAACCTGATACTTCAGGTTGCTGGTGAAGATATGCTTCTGCTCTGGAGTGAGTTGCTGATAATCAGCACGATCTTTTTGAAGAGAAACTTCTTCTGGTCTCCAAAAATATCCAAGTTGCTGTTGAGTGAGCTTATCAAAGACTGGATATTTGTAGTTATCATATCTCTGAAGTCCCAAAGGAGCACCAAAGAACATGGGCTGCTTTTTGATATTGGTTGGTTTGGTATTGAATACCGTCATTCCTTGAATATTTTGTTTTGGGAGAGCAGTTAAAAATTCCATTCGTTTATCAGATCTTACAGGACTCACAATCTTCATCAGCATTTTCAATCTCAGCGATAAGTGCTTCTAACTGAGATCTCTTGGAATCTAATTCTTCATCAGCATCTTTCTTTGCATCATAGGTGTTTTGATAATAGCTGGTTTTCCAACCGTACTTATATGTAGTTAAAAGATCCTTTGCCATTACCGACAGAGGTACTTCATTATCTGGGTAGTTCTCTGGGTTGTAACTCCAGTTGCCTGAGATTGCTTGGTCAAAGAACTTTTGCATGATTGCAACAACGTTGATGTACCCAGAATTATCACGCATATCCCAAAGAAGAGTATAGTTATTCTTGAGGGTGTGATACTGAGGAACAATCTGCTTAAGGGGTCCCTTCTTGCTTTTTTTAACGGACAGGTAGTCTCTAGGAGGCTCGATGCCATTTGTGGCATTTGACACAACGGAACTGCTCTCTGAAGGCATTTGTGCGGACAGAGTGCTATGTCGCAGTCCATGTGTTTGAATCTCGGTTCGTAGAGTTTCCCAATCATAGAAATAAGCAGGTGCTACAAGTTCGTCAACGTCCTTCTTGTATGTATCAATTGGAAGAATACCATCAGCATACTTAGTACGAGAGAATGCTTCACATGGACCCTTCTCTTTGGCAATCTGATTGGATACCTTCAAGAGATTGTATTGAAATGCCTCAGTCAATTTGTGAACTTCAGTCAGAGAATATGGTTCGCCATACTTAGTTTTGTGCTTGGCTAGGTAATGTGCTAAACCGATGAATCCGATGCCCAAGGAGCGCCTTGCAAGCGTGCTACGGCGTGCTGCAGCAACTGGATACTCCTGATAGTCAATCAACTCTTCAAGACCTCTAACAGCAAGATCACAGAGTTCTTCCATGTCTTCTTTCAGATGGGTAATCTTACCAACGTTGATGGCAGACAAAATGCACAGAGCAATCTCTCCATCAGCATCATCAATATGATTAATAGGATCTGTGGGGAGAGTGATCTCCTGACACAGGTTGGACATGTTCACTTTGTCCTTGAAGGAAGAGTGAGAGTTGCAGTGGTCGATATTCATGATGTAGATACGACCAGTCTCTGCTCGCTCTTTCAGAAGATCCAGAATGAGTTCTTGAGCTCCGATAGTCTTTCTTGGAAGAGATTGATCTCGTTCATAAGACTCATATAGACTGTCAAATCCATCAGTGCCAAAAGCATCATACAGACCAGGAACGTCGTGTGGAGAGAAGAGGGAGATCTCTCTGTTTTGAATGAATCGTTCATAGAACAGTTTGCTGATCTGAATAGAATAGTCTAGCTTACGAACTCTGTTATCTTCGGTTCCTTTGTTGTTCTTGAGAACAAGGATGTCTTCTATTTCTTTGTGCCAGATGGGGAAGTGGACAGTCGCTGATCCACCTCGGATGCCATTTTGAGTGCAGCATCGGACAGTCGCTTCAAACTTTTTGAGGAAAGGGATAACACCTGTGTGCTGAACTTCTCCGCCTCTGATTTTACTGTTGATGCCCCTGATGCGACCCGCGTTGATACCGATGCCCGCCCTTTGTGCAACATATCTGCCGATAGCCATATCAGAACTAAAGATGCTATCGAGGGTGTCATCAACATCAACAAGAACACAGCTAGCAAATTGTCGAAGTGGAGTTCGCACTCCCGCCATGATAGGTGTGGGAATGTTGATTTTGTGTTTGGAGATTGCGTTGTAGTATCGACGGACATAATCGATCCTTGTTTCCTTTGGATAGTTTTGGAACAGGGTGAGAGCGATCATCATGTACATGAACTGTGGAGTTTCGTAATGCACTCCAGAGCTTCTGTCCTGAACAAGATATTTATCTACAACCTGTCGTAATCCTGCGTATGTAAACAAAAAGTCACGATCATGATCGATGAACCTATTCAGTACATCCCACTCATCAGAGGAGTACTTTAAAAGGATTGATTTGTCATAGACACCTCTCTCTGCACAGAGTTGAACCTGATCAACCAGAGCAGGAAACTCTTCTGGATGTCCAAATACAGACTTCCTCAGACCAAAAAGAAGTAACCTTGAAGCTACGTATTGGTAGTTTGGGTTGTCTAGAGTAATCAAATCCGATGCAGAACGAATCAGGATCTCTTGGATCTGACTAGTCTTGATGCCATCAAACATCTGAAGACCGCTATTAATTTCTACTTGTGATGGAGATACTCCTGCAAGACCTTCGCAAGCAAGATCTACCATTTTGTGAACCTTGTCCAGATTAATGGGTTCAGTACGACCATCTCTCTTTACAACTTTGATTCCGTTACTCATACTTTCCAATCTGTAAGTTTTAACTGTGCTTCTAACCCTTGGTAGATGTTTGATTCTATCACATCTTGGACATTAATACCAGCTTTAATCATATCATTAATGTCCTTCTCCAATATTCCCTTTGGCCAAATAACCACAGGATATCCCGAGAGTATTACCTTCTCGATTCTGTCTGTTATCTGTTTGTTTCTTGGTTCGTTATCGAAGATATAAATCAGATTGTAATTAAACTTGCTGAGATCAACATCAGCTCCACACATAGCGATGCTATTGGGGAGAAATAAAGAATCTAATGGACCTTCAACAACATAGACTGTTTCTTCTTCGTTAACTCTATCGAGACCAAAAACTTTCGGGGCATCTTCATCTAGCATGATGGTGATGTAACGCATTTTTGCGTTTGGTTCTAGTGATCTGCCTTGATACCCAAAAAGATTTCCCTCTCTATCCTTAAGTGGAATGATAATTCGCTCATCGTCTTTTTGAGTATCCGAGAAAGTTTGCTTTTGTTTATTCGTCCACTCTTTGAAAGTTGGACAGAAGTATAACTCTTGAAGTTTTTCCTCTGGGATACCCCTCCCCGCTAAGTAACCCCTAGCTGGGTGAAAATTATTTAGCTCTGATATCGGTGTTAGATCTAATACTTTTTTTGATTTGAAGACAGGCACATCAAAAGATGGCAGCACAGGCTTAGGTATTGGTGTACCCTTGCCAGTATGCCCTTCAGCATAGTGTTCCATCAGATACTCATCATAGAGATGAGGGATCTTCTCCTTCATGAAGTTGGAAAAAGACCGACCTATGCCACAGTTATGGCACTTGTAAAGATAATCAGCCCTCTTCTTGACTAGATAACCCCTAGCTTTGTTACGGTGTTTCTGAGAATCACCGCAGTAGGGGCAACGAAAGTTATATACTCCAGACTTTTTCTTGGAGAATTTATCTAAAAAGGAGGACGAAAGGTTGATGTACTTTTCGTCAATAAAACTCATCTAGGCAACTTCGTCTCTGTATGAATCCTAGCACTGACGGGGGAAGGAGTCAAGATGGGTTTAAGAATTCTAATACCAGCATCGGAAACCATAAACGAAAGGACAGCAAGAGCTCCAGCGATGCTCCAGAGTTTTCTTTCAAGAACTCTTATGCGCTCATCAACAAGTTTGATGTCACGCTCGCATCCCTTTTTAATCTCGTCTGTCTTTTGATGAAGATCATTATGCAGATGATCGATCTTTTGAAAAAGAATATCGTCTGCTTTTTCTTGCTTGTCTAGTTTTTCTTGATGGACTGCTAACAGTTGACCCATCTTAATTGAGTTATCCTGTAGTGAAGCTACTATTCTTTCTAGCCTATCAATAATAGCTGATTGTGCGTCCATCCCACAAAGTTATTACTGGTCAAATAATATTTATTTAAAAGTAAATTTTATAGACTCCCTGACAATTTACTCCATGACCTTGTAATGTAATTCTCCTGTCTCCATCTTGCAGATCTGTCGCTGGTGCTATCTGATGTAGTATGTGACCAGTGTGATAGAAAAGTTTTCCCATCTCATATTCAATATATCTAGGGGTAGGAACTTGATTTTCTTTATCTCTGGGGTCTTGAAAGTTAAAGGTATCTATTTGCTGGGAGGTCAGTTCAACATCATCCCAAAGATATAAACCTCCACCAGATCTAGGAAGTTCTAGTGCCAGAGTAAATGAAAACAGATCATCATAATCTATTTCCCCATACCTATTCCAGATAGAATAGTGCTCTCGATATTGTAGATCCACATGCAAAGATGCTAGTGGTTTCTTCATAGATTCAATTGCATATGGATGTAGAGTTTCATCCAGTTTCGTTCCAAAGATATGGAATCCAGGATATGCAACATCAGAAAGAAGTTCACATGGTCCAAATACAGTCTTGAGTTTTCCCAAAACGATATCATACAACCAAGAAAAATTCTTAAGCAGCACTGGGTTTAGAACTTTTCTATGTTTGTGATACTGTTCGTTGCTTCGACAAGCATCAATATAGGTCACAGCACCTAATGTATAGAAAGGAACAACATTAGGGGACCTACTGATCCAAAGTTTGTTTAGCTTATGAACTAGAGTGACTGCTTCTTTTGCTTGGTGTTCACTTAATACATCAATAAAACCACAAGACATCACATCTGCATGAAGGAAACAATATAGTCTGCAGACTCGGGAAGCAAGGACATGAACTTCTCCATGTTCTCCTCACTGAGTTCACCAAATCTAGCAAGGAACTGTTCTGCCATCTCTGAAGTGACCTCCAGTTCGGTCTCATCGTTGAAGAAGTAGAAAACTGGATTTGGATTTTCACCAGCAAGTTGATCTGCCAGGGACTCAAGATAGGTCAGACCATCAAAAGAATATGAATTGTTTTGTGCTTGCTTCTGCAACTGCTGTGCCAGAGCACCTTGACGTGCCTTAGCTTTCTTCTGGTAATCAGTTGCCTTAGCACGAGAGATCATCTGAATCTCTTGCTTACGGTTTGCTGCACGCTTCTCACGCTCTTGCTTCTTCTGAACCTTACGCTTCTGAGCAATAAATTTATATGCCGCTTTAGTGGTTTCACCTCCACCACTGGATGATGAATTTTCGGCTTCAAGGATAGTTTCTTCTGACATTTTCTTTCTGCGTTTAGCGAGACGTTTGATAAGGTTGCGAGCAGTTTTACTCCTACCATCTATATAGGTTGGATCACTTCTGCGACGATTCCACTGCTTACCAGCGGACTCCATTTTCTTGCGTTTCTTTGTAGCTCTCTTAGAGAACTTCATAATTGGGTCAACACCAGCGATAGCACCTTGACCAGTAGTAGGAGTATTGATTGGTCCTACATTAGTAATACCAGCAGATCCCATCATAACTTTCTCAACTCCTCTATTATAGTAGCGTCTGTTTCTATAACTCGTAGACTCAGAGTATCAGGTTGTGGGTATCGATCCAAGAAAACCATAAGAGATTTAATTATAGACCAATACTGATGTTCTATTTTATAGAACAATAAAGGTGTAGCTGCGTCACCAAAAACATTATATAAGATAATGATGTGGTTTAGAAGAAGATTCAATTTTATATCTTCGCCTTTATAATATTTTTTCAAGAGGCGCTTTATATACTTAAAGCGCCTCAAGTCTTCATAGAAATCCTCCTTGGTCGCTGCCTGAGGATTGTCATAATTTCTAATGGCAAAGAGAAGATAATTATCTTCATTCAACTCATCAAATCTCATACCTTATCAGGTTCCGAATGTCAGAGTTGCAGCACCGTTAGAAATTACTTCCTCAGTACCACCTGCAGAGGTGATCTTGACGCGATACTTGTAACCGTTCAGGTTAGTATTTGCAAGACCACTGTAAGCAAGAGTTGCAGTTGTAAAATCTGCATAGGTAACACCGCTATCGAGAGATGCAGTGATATCTCTCCAGACTGTACCAGATGCAGTCTGACGTTGCCACTGATAGGAAAGTGCTCCAGGGGTTCCTGTGGTGGAAGTGGTAAGAGTAAATGTACCAGCACCAGAGGAAGAAGTGCTATTTGCAGGTTGTGCAGTGATGGTCACTGCCGATGCTACGTCTGCTGCGTATGCGTCATCAGCAAGAGTTTCATCAGCGTTGTCCTCAGGACCAGCGATAGTGACCATGAGCTCTGCCTTGTGGCGGGTGTTACCGTGCATGTCGGTATAAGTATCATACGCCCACCAACCTGGAGAATTTAATCCACGAGACTTATTCTCTTCAAGTTGAGCTTCAGTATTATCGATGAAGACAATTGTTTTTGTGTTTGAATCTGAAACAACACCACGACCAGCCTTAGTCTGGTTATCGGTGCTGTCCGTTCTTCCGTATAAGGACATGGTTTCTCCAGGTTTAGCGAATATCTATATTTTATTTATAAAAAGGGGGATCTTATTTAGTGATCCCCCAATTAGTTACTAAGCAGGTGATCATGCTTCAGCTTGTGGCTTGAAGAGAAGTTCTTTGACGGTGGCAAGAACCATATCATCGATGCTATTATCAGTTGTTTTTACATACTTAGTCAAAAGATCAATAACAAGATTCTTAACTGCTGGACTAGTTGCAAGTTGAAGAAGAAGTGGTTTTACCACTGCTACTACTGCACCCATAGATAATTCCAAACTCTACAGTTTATATAGCATCTTCCTCCTCTTCCGAGAGAAAGATACCATGTTTTGTTAACTGTTCAATACTATAATCGAGAATGACAATAATCCGATCATGATCTCCCTCGTGCTTAACCCAGTGTTTGTCATGATCTTTGAATGCAAATACCTCACCGACATTCCATACTCTTCTTCTGCCTCTGACTTTAATCCATGCGCCAGGGTCTGCAACGACAGGAAAGTGAATACGGAGTGAATCGATATCTCCACAGTGAGGATTGATAACTGTACCTGGAGAAAGACGTGAGATGGTAGCAGACTTTAAAAGTTTGTTATCAATATCTTCCTGTAAGTATTTAAAGGTAAGCGGGCAAGTCTTAATAAAACTTTGCTTTATTAAAGGAAGAACCTCTTGACATCTTTCCGTTGTAGTATTAAATAGCTTCGTAAAGGTAACCATCTCACTGAGTTCAAAGTCCTCATCAGTGGCAGTGGTTCCAACACAGTTAATAGGAAATGGGATAACTCTCCAATCACCATCCCACAACTTTACCCTACCTAAATTACGATCATCAACCCATTTATCTAAGCGCCATTCATCAAGTATCCGTTGATTATCCTCAACGAAACTTAGAACTTCTGGGATGATATCTTGATAATATGTCTGAAGATTACGAAAAGAGGATAGCGTTTGAATGCTATCCTCATGCCAAATTTTTCTCATATATCATCTTTGCTCTGGGCAAGCTTTAGATCCATGTACAGGACATTCTACACCTTCTTTGGTGTGATTGCAAGCTGACTCTTCTTTTTGTTTAGGTGCCTTTGGCATCTTTTTGTCGCCCTGCTTCTGTCCCTCTGGGTCGTCGATCTGAGGCATGATCTCGACGGGACCGATTACTTTTTTTCAGCAATCTCCTTGCGCCAATCAGAGAAGGTGTGCTCTTTCTTTACACAGTTAGGAACTTCCTTACCACCTTTGGTCTTGGTTCCTTTTGCTTCGTAACCATCCCAACAGGTAGAAGCACCGACGTTAGCACGAGCTTGCTTCATGCCTTCATCCATTTTCTTCTCACCCTTTTCGTGCTTGGCTTTGGCATCCTTGCTCATTTTCTTTTCCTTCTTGTCGTCCTCATCATCTTCCATGCCATAAGATTCAGTCTTCTTGGCATTTTTCCAAGCAGTAGCATAGGCGATGGACTTTTCCTTATCGGTCAGTTTACCATCCTTAGCATATGACTTCTTGATGTGCTTGACCATGCGCTCTGCCTTAGCACCTGGAGGGGCAACCTCATCCAGTTCTACTGATTCCTTCTTAGCAGTTTTAGCTGACTTCTTAAAAGCATCCTTTGCTGGATAATCTTCTTCACCTGGTCTTGCTGGACGCTCGCCACGCTCTCTCTTAGCGTGAATGTTAGCATACAGTCCCTTCTTTTCTTCGATCTCCTCGACCTCTTCCTTCATCTTTTTGCCCATCGCCTTAGAAACAGCAGCGCGACGTGCCTTCAGATAAGAATCAGATGAATCAGAGTCACCATCATTATCTACATCACCATCTTCCTTTCCAACTGGATCAAGCTTCTTTGCTTTCTTTGCTTCAAGAACTTCCTGATTTTTTTCAACGTTGATAGCGTGCTCATGCATCTCGCTAACGAGAACATTCAGAGCAGCAACGGAAACATTTTGCTCAAGACCATGCTCGAACATAACATCATAGTGAGTGATGTGACCCTCTTCATCGAGAGTGTGCATTTCTTTAATGCAGTTACCCTCTCCCCACTCAGAGTGCTCAACCTTAGTAGCGCAAGAGTGCATAGGCTTCTTGACCTTTGGCTTACCTGCAGTTCCTGCTGGTTCTGCCATCTTCATGCCAGGTGCGTCACCGCCGCCGACGCCAGCAGCACCAAGACCCTTAGGATCTTTGCTTGCCATCTTCGCTGAGTTATCATAGCGCCAGGTTTCATCAACGCTCTTTACGTTAGCGGATAAAACACCACTTGTTTTTTTGGACAGGGCGTTTACCACCGCTGCTACATACTCGTTGTTTTCCATCTTATCTTTTTTAGGGTCTGGGGGAATGACTTGTTTTACTTTAATCTTCGAAAACGGTTGCTTCTTTTCGCCAGGAGTAAGAGACTGAAGATATTCTCTATACGCATCAGTACCAATCTCAAAGACTTCTTTGATATCAGTAATCCAGGATCTAAATGTCGTTTCTTCTGCGGTCAAGCAGAGAACGTAGTTTGGTCCACGGCGAATAATCTTTCCAACCTTTCCACTTTCAGTAAGAATCCACTCACCAATCTTGTAAATTTCATTACGATAAAATTTGTCGCGGTTGATATTCGTTTCCGCAACCTGTGCCTTCTTATGAAACTCGCTAAAACTATGCATCAATAATGTTAAAGATCATACTTTATTTATAAAAAGAAGCGATCTCCTTCATGAGATTCCGCGCATCTCCTTCGCTCATCGCCTTTGGCATACCAGATTTAAATGTTGCAAAGTCTCCAGCGATTGCAGCTCGGCGCATCTTAGTTCCAGAGATAGCAAACGTATCACCGTCAGCATCGCGCTCTCCAGAGCTAACGATATCAAAATCATAAAAGGAATAATCCTTCCCGCCGTTTCCCGTCTTAGTCCACTTGAAAGCATTTACCCTATCACTACCAACTACCATGTAGCATTTGTCATATCCCATGTCCTGCAAACTTTGTATAGATGCAACAACTGGATTGTTTCTACCTGCTCTCGTTACCAACGATGGACTTATGATGTGCTTGCTTGCCCATGGAAGAGCTTTCTTCATGTATCTAATTTTAGTATCAATTGAAAGGGGATTATCATCATCACCCGATGTTGGAGATGGGATGATAAACCAATCAGCTTGTTTAGCAATCGATTGTAAAGCTCTAAAGTTTGATTCGTGACCATGTGTACATGGTTGGAACCTGCCAAATGTAAAGTAGACTGGTTTGTAATCTACTATTTCCATTTACTTCCAGTCCTTCTCTACCGTGAAATTGTTATACGAGAATTCCAAACGGTTCACTAACTTGATCATGTCTCCATCAAGGTGAAGAACATATCCCTCAGGATTAGTTACCTTGTACCCATCTGAAGTCTTTACAAAATACTTGATGGGACCAAGATTTTCTACACGATCAAGTTCATCAATAACAAGTTGTTTATTTTCTTGTATCTTTTTATATAGGGCAAGCATAGCCTTAAATTCTCTTTCGTTATCTTCAAGATACTTAAGACCTGCATACATCAAATTTCTCTTATCAGTTTTTGCTGCAGGAGATTTTAACTTATCAATCACGGCAGTCATCTTCGTGTGATAAAACTTACCGAGATCTTTGAAAGCTTTGGTTGGATCAATTGTGTTTTGCTTTTTAACTTCGTCATTAAAAAACTGCTTGAGATATGAAGCAATATGATATTTTGCATTACCTGTTGTTCCCATGTTTGAGACAAGGTTATCCAAGAACTTGCCACAGATAGAACACATCCTATTGATTATCTCTACGTTTCTAGCAAATGCAGACAACGTTGTTTGCCCAATAGCAGTATCAGCTAGTGGGGTATCATTAAATAACTGAACGACTTCTGGAAGATCATTATTATTAGGTACATTTGCTCCTGCAAGAGCTCTCATGCTTTCTATCTTGTCTCCCTCATAATGAGTATGGAATACGATTCCTATTTTTGCTCTCAGAATTTGTTGAGCTAAAGGTTGATCGTATGGGACAGCATAGGTCAGTGTATTAAGTCTGAACGTTACCAACCTTTCACCATCAATAACCTCTGTCTTTACTTTATCTTCTACAAAAATAACATCTCCCTGCACCACTCCTTTGATATTCATCTGAGAAAAATATCTCAGTGCGGTTTTTAAAGTAGCACCAAGTCCGCCAGTTCCATATAAAGAATCTACTTCTTCATAGTTAAAAGCAATCTTTGGTGTTCCCACGTTGAAAGCAGATTTGTTTGCAACGAAAAAGTTTTTAGTATCTGGATCTATACCACAAACAATAGAAGGAGATCCATCCCATTTGGTTTGGAGATAACCAGATCCCTTTTTAGTGCCAAGCATCTTAATCAACTCTCTCATGAATCTAACTGCAGCATGGCATCCCTCCACACCGTAGTTCAGCATTTCATCTTCTAAATGTTCTAAGTGCTTGAGTTGAACTACGTTTGCCATCAGATCCAATTCCAATTTGTACGACCACCAGCAGAATAAATGAATATCCTGGTCTTAGGAACACCAAGATCGTTTCGATTATTATCTGCTCTTGCCATGAATACAGGTCTAGTATTCCCAGTCATCAGTTCATTTTGATGAGCAACACTATCGCTGTAGTGATGGGTAGATCCAGTGATTAATTTATATACGTTACCCTGCTTTTGAATTCTTTGTGGTGTACCTTGTATTACAAACTGAACAGATTCAGAATTGTAATGACCTCTTCGATAACTTGGACCATAGATAGCTTCAATCTTCATCTTTCTATCTTCGATCTCTCTACCGACGTTAACACCACCACCTGCTGCAGAGATACCTTGAGGATATAATTGCTTCAGATCTTCTGCAAATTGCTTAACTTCCTCATGGTCTTTAAATGCCGAAAGACCACCCCACTGCTGGAAGTGTTTAACATCCGTACCGTCCTTGAGAGATGCGAATCCAGTGTACTCTAGGCATCCATCTTTGCAAGTGACAAACACAATATCCGCTTTGGGATCCTTGGATGCATCAGGAGCTCCCATCGCACCGATAACATTATGAACTGTTACCCCAGCAATCTCAAAGTCAAGGCAAACATCTTCACCGCTCTTCATTAACTTCTCACGCTCTCTAGTAACCAAATCGTTGAAGTCATTCAACCAGTAAAGTTCAATCTGTTTACCAGGAGGAAGAAGTCTGAAGTTGCAACGCTCAGCAAAGAATCCCAGATGACCCCACTTGAGCTGTCCAAGATCAAGACTAGTGCTACCACCACCAAAGTCACTTGATTTAAACAGTGCCCCAAATGGAACATATGTTGTCTCATCATATAAGATGAGTTTCAATTTCTTACCATCAAGATTTTTTAAAGGAAGGCGATGCATTACTGCGTCAGCAAAGTCATCAGCGGAAGAATAGTTTTGACAGAAAAACTCTCTGTCATCTTTTATTTCTCTTCCCCTTTCCATCTTCTTTGTCTGATACACAATACCAGTCAACTGAATTCCCTCAGTTAACTTAGTAGTGCCATCCCAATCCTTCACTGCTTTCTCCAGCACAAAGCGACGGTTGTTAATAACCATCTGCCAGAAAGTTTTTAGATTGGGACGTAGACGCTTTTCAAATTGCGTCCAGTTGAGTGCGACCATACAAAAAATTCTCCCCAGCTATTTAGAATCGTTTCCAAAAGCGGGGAGAAAGTAATCCTGCCTCACTGCCAACCTTATGTTTCTTCAAGGTTAGCACGATGTCCCCAGCAAGGGAGATGCGAGTGTGCAGTCTGTCAACTGGCACAGTGTAGTGCTCTAGTGAACCAGGAAATAGTAAGAGGTGCTCTGCCTTTGGTTCAATCACATAGTCCCTAGTGTTGAGACTATTCTGCTGCCCAGTAAAAGAGAATGCTGCACCGAACCACTGGTTTGGATTCTCAACATGGAATGCAATTGGATCACCAGTTGGTTGCACATAATATACAAAGCTGATGTGAGCACATGAATGATAGTGCATCGGAAATGATTGACCAGGTTCACAGATACCAAACCAACTCTTTGTAATGTTCACTTCAAAGGCATCTGTGTCCATATCAAAACGAGAAAGATAATCCTTTGTCTTTCTCGCTATTGCTTTGAAGAAGTTGTGCAGTCTATGATCTTGATGCACTAATACTTTACCAGCAAGCTCTCCAGTAATCTTTCCATCATCAGTAGTAAACTTATGGTCATCATATGACTTATAGATTGCAGGCAAAAACCCTGGCAGTTCAGTTTCGTAAACTACCAGGGGAGCAAATGTATGCAAGTTACACGCCATACTTATCAAACAACTTGCGAATGTTTTGAGTGATTCCCATACCACCAGTATAAGTCTCTAGCAACTCACCATTCTCATCAGCAATAACCAGAACTGGAGTAGCGGTTACACCATACTTCTTGGCGAGATCTAGATTCTCTTGAGGAATGGGAACATCACTAAAGTCTTCGAGGAAGACTTCTTCGATGACGCTAGTGCGTTCATCTTTTAATGCATTAATATATCGTTTAACTAAACCGCAAGGACCACAAGAATCCTTGGTGAACATAATAAACTTACTCATCGGTCATCCTCTGCTCGGTTCTCAGAATAGTGAATATCAAACTGTCCACCAGGATAACGCTTCTCCAACTTCTTAACATTACGCTCAAGAACTTCGTCAAAAGAAATACCCAGTGCTTGAGTTGCTTGAGCTACGTACCACATAATATCACCCAACTCAATAATAAGATGCTCTCGGTTATCGTCGTTCCAAGGCTTACCTTGGAAGACCATCTTCTTAATGATCTCAAGGAACTCACCACCTTCAGCATTAATACCAACGCCAGCAGTAAGCAGTCGTTCAATATTGGCACCCTTAGCATCAAGCTCAACGAGGCGATCAGCCAGGTAAACAAAATCTTTAGAAGCGTCACTAGTGACCTCATCTACAAAATGTTCGTAACGTTTGAAATCGATGCTCATACTTTAAATCCTGAAAATTTTTGTAAAATATCACTGGGGTTGATCTCTTCATCAAAGTCTTGCCCAGAATCAACAAGGTTTCTTTGTGCTGACTGTTCACAATCATACAGCCTCATCTTCGCTCTGTCAATACCCACAACGAATCTTTTGTTGACTGTCGGATCATTATAACGGTTCTTCAATTGCTTGATCATAATTTGTCCAACTTGTTCCAAGTCTTCCGTACTAATAAGAGCAAACATAAGATCGGCAGTAGCAGGAAGCCCAAAGGATTCACTAGTATCAGTAAGTTCAACATCAGAGCTACCATAACCAGAACGAGTAGTTTGGGTGGCTGATACAATTGGGACGTTGAATTCAACTGCAAGTCCTCTAAGTTCCTCTGCGATTGCTTTGACAAATGTGTAGGAGTTGACAAGAGAACCTTTAAAACGTTGGGAAGAGCAAATATTAAGGTAATCAATAAAGATAATATCTGGTCTGAAATCTTTCTTGAGAGCAAGATCATTAAGAAGAGCACGGAAATGACCAACGTGGGCTGATGCAGTAGGATACTCTTTAACAATTAACTTACCCTGAGTCTTCTTGGCAAGACTATTTACCTTGTTCTCAAACATCATCTTAGGAAGCTGTGACAATTCCTGGATGTTCACGTTGAGAAGATTAGCATCAATACGTTCTGCAATCTTTTCCTCTGCCATCTCCAAAGTGATATAGAGAACGTTCTTACTTTGGAGCAGAGTAGCAGCTGCCATGTGACACATGAACAAAGACTTACCAACACCAGTACCAGCGAGAGCGATGTTAAGAGTCTTGTTAGGAAGACCACCTTTAGTGATCTTGTTCAGCATCTCAATATCAAATGGGATCTTACTCTCTACCCTGTGGTAGCTTTCATAGCGTTCACTATAATCTTCGATGTAGTCATGACCAATATGATTATCGAAAGATACTCCCAGCGCGTCGCTAAGAATACTAGGAATAGCGTCGGGAGTCTTATCAGCATCTTTACCATCCGCAATTCGGATTGACTCCATGAGTGCGAGGTAGATCGCCCTCTCCTTACACCACTTCTCCGTTGTATCAAGTGCCCAGTCAAGTTCCGATTTTTCATCATCTACACCTTGTACATATTCAATAATCTTTTTGTGCTGATCATCAGAAATATTATCAAGGTGTCCTGCTTCAATCTCCAAAGCTTCCTTCGAAGGAATGGAGTTGTACTTGGAAAAATAATCAAAGATCATCTGGAAGATGACCCGATCTTCCATGCTTGAAAAATATTCTGGCTTGACAAATGGTAGAGTCTTTCTTAAATACTCCTCATCATTTAGAAGATTCTTTAGTACCAGATTCTCTACTGTACTCATCATGCGTAACCACAAAAGTAAACATCAAAGTAATTCTCTCCTCCGTAGAAGTATTGATTGGAGAAGAGGTTTCAATATAAGAAGGATAGATTACAAGATCTCCCTCCTTGACCCATAGTCCCTTTACAGCATCAAGCTCATTCGTGATGGTCTCTGGTTTCACACAGTTTAGCACATCGTAGGCAGGATGGTAGTACAGATCTGCTTGGTGTTTGGATTCGTCATATTTAATGTAGTGTACTGCAGCAAAGTGACCTGGAAGATAGGTGTCTCTATAGAGAAAATCTCCTGGTCTTAGCACAGCTAATGAAGCAGATGTTATCGTAACTGTTCCGATTGGATAAACTTCATCTCGGAATTCATCTAAAGCTTCTACATAAAATCCCAGAAGTTCTTGAACGTATTCATCATACACAAAGAATGGAGAACTTTCCTTAAACTTCTGAGATTGGTAATAATCCAAGATACTTTGCTTGACCTCATCAGAAAGATTTACATGATACTTTCTGAAGGGGGAAGAAAATAGATCTGTTCTCATGTGTCAGTTCCATACTTAAATTCTTGACCTGCTGCCCAGTCAAGTTTCTCCATCACTTCTTCAGTGAAATACTTCTCTGGATCAGCAAGAATAGCAGAAGGATAAACGGAAGATTCCCCAACAACGACCCGATTACCTTTGCGTTCGAATACTCCGTACTTCTCACCCAACTCCAGTAGTCCGTAATAGCGATCCAATCCCCGTGCGTCATAGAACAACCTTGTTTCTACTTTAGCATTCTCCTTAGTCAAGCGAGACTTTGCAGTTGTAGCTTTGATGATGTTACCAATAACTTCCTTACCATCTTTCTCTTTTGATTTGCTGAGATAAATGATAGTAGATGCAGCATACTTAAGACCACTACCGCCACCCATTTCTTTAGTGGGAACATATGCACCAACTACATCATAGGTGTGGTTGGTGACAAGCATCGGAACTCCTGCTTTACCGAGCTTGAGGGTAAGGATTCTAAAGATTGCTTTGACAACTTGAGCACGAGTCATGTCTCTGGTATCCTTTCCAGCAGCAGAGTCTTCCATCTCTTTGCTGGTAGAAAGCATTCCCAGAGAGTCCAGAACAAACATCATGGGTTTGCGATCTTCTTTCTTCTGCTCAAGATACTTGTCAAGGATCTTGATAGCTTGTGTGCGAAACTCCTGCACAGTAGTAACAGGAACAAGAATCATTCGATTACCATCGATGCCCCGAGAGAGAATCATCTCTTTGCTGATGGCAGATTCAGATTCAAAATAAACTACACCAGCATCAGGATTTGCTGCGAGATAATGCTGGACTACTCCAAGACAGAAGAAGGTCTTTCCAGTAGACGATTCACCTGCGATGGCGGTGATTTTGTTTGATGGAACACCACCAAAGATAGAGCCGCTAACCAGAGCGTTGAAAATGTAAGAACCACTATCAATAAACGATTCGATGTCACCGATACCTCCTTCACTGATCAGACCAGCATATTCATTACCGATGTCTTTGACTACTTCTTGCAAGAAATTCATGAGAACAAAAATTCGAGGCTAGTTACTTTTTCCGTCTTCCATCCTATCACATTCAGGATGATTTGTAAAGGATCCAAGAATGCCTTTTGGAACTGGGCATCCAGATCAATACTGTTTTTCAACTCCAGTTCCAGAGGAAATGTGTTGAGGAACGAGATGACGTTTTCGTTGATTTTATTTGGACGGCGCAAATACAAAAACTTGATCTTCTCACCTTCTTGAATTAGAGGATACTTATACTCTAACTTCTTTTGAGCAACATAAAAATTATATAACAGCGTTCCACGAACATGTATAGGGGTTCCCTTTGTATACACTGTTCCGTGCGCCTTGAACTTACTGAGCCCATTTACAGACCTCGGGAATGCGATGTCTTCGGGAGGTAATGAGTTGAATTCATCCCTAAAGTTATCTATAAATTCAATCAGGTCATCTTCAGTTTTTGACATAATAATTGTCAGGGCTTGCTTAATTGCCTGGCGGCAAGGGGCAGGTGTAGATGACTTGACTGCTTCGATGCCCATCATCTTGAGCTTGGGTTCCTTGTAGCGAACACCCTCACTATCCCACACGTTGAGAATGTATCTCTTCTTTGCAGTCCAGATTCCACTAGAGGCGATGTTCTCTCGTTTCATCATCATCTTCTGCTCGTATGCATTCACATACTGTGCAAGGGTCGAATAAGAATTTTCAATATATTTTTCAAGTTCCACCTTACACACCTTGTCAAGGAACCCAACGATGCTCTCATCATCTTTCTCTCTTCCTTGGTATACACAGTCAACCAGAGGACCCAGATTGAGGTAAATTGAATCAGTATCAGAAGCAATAACATAATCAACTCCATCAGTTTTTAGTACCTTGTTCAGGTATTTGTTCATCTTGTTTTCAATCCAGCGAATTGAGACTTGACCCGAAAGGGTAATTGCCTCAGCATTCGCCAAGTTATAGTAACGAAAGTATTGGTTACCGATAGCACCATAGGCAGAGTTAAGCTGGATCTTTCTCGCCATCTGGATGTTGTTGTACTTACTAATTGCTTTGGTCAATTCCTGAGAAGGATTCTTTTCATACTCCTGCTTTGCCATAAGCATTAGCTTCTTAGACTGGACACGTTCATCGTAGATCTTCTGCATCATCTCTGGCAGAAAACCATGAATGTCCTTGCGGTACTGTGAACCATTAGCGCACAGGCAATAACGAGGATCAGGTTCAATCTCTTGGTTTAAGATCCTTTCAACAGTCGCAGTGGGATGTCGCCTTTGGGTGAGTGTCTCGGGCGAGATGTTGTACTGCATAATAAGATGGGGATACAAGCTATTAAGATCAAAACTAACCACCCAATCATAACGCCCAGGAATCGGTTCTTTGACATATGCTCCAGCGTACTTTTCGCTTTTATCGCTACGTTTAGCGGGAGGAACAACAATATTCTTATCGCGAAGAAAATTGTAGATCAAGGTGTCCCACATGCGTACTTGAAAGTACACATCCTTCATGTTCACCTTAGCGTCATATGCAAGAGCAATAGCAAGCTCAACCAACTTCATTTTTTCCTCAAGGCGAAGAACGAGTTCCACGTCCTTGATGTTGTAGTCGATGAACTTTTGCCAGTTGCGAGTATAGAACTCCTTGAAGTTCTCAAACTCACTGTGGTCCAATTTGTTCTGTCCCAATTCTACATAGGCTATATGATCCAATCTATACGATTCTTGGTTGGTGTATGTGAACTTTTTATACAAATCAAGGTAATCGAGGACATTAATGCCGTAGATGTTAAAGATGATTTGCTTTCTTCCTTTAATTTCCATCTCCTCGCGGTGGACAATTCCCCACGGGGAGATCTGCTTCATCTCTCTTTCTCCGAACAGACGTTCCAAACGTCCACAAATGTACGGTATATCATACAGTTCGACATTCCATCCCGTGAGCACATCTGGAAACGAAGTTGACCAATAAGCCAGAAAACAACGGAGCAGATGTTCTTCATCGTCACACAACATATACTCAACATCCTTACGATCCGTCTGGTACGGGCGCGTCCCCCATACACGAATCTTCTTGGTGGTATAGTCCTGGACTGTAATCGACAGAAGCGGTTCAGCGCACTCCTGCACGTTAGGGAAACCATTCTCACATGCAACTTCAATATCCAAAGACGTAATCTTAAGACTCTTAAGATTATATTCAACTTCTCCTGGGAACTCCTCCGAGATGAACTGGTATAAGAAACGGTCATACCCATGGACTTCAAATCCCTCCACGTCACGGTATCTATCGATGAACTGACGAGCTTCGCGAACAGACTCAAACTTTACAGGTTTGGCATAACGACCATCCAGGGTCTTATGCGTAGTCTGCTTATCGGTAACGACAAAAAGAGTCGGAGAGAACTTCATCTTTCTTTGGATACGCTCCAGCAACCCACCAGGTCCCTCTTCGTATCCAAGATAGAGAAGGTCGTCTCCGACCAGTTGAACGTTTGTGTAAAAACTCATTTAGTCACTTGCTCATACTTCAGGCGGATGTCCTCCGCTGGTTCTACTATTGTAGCAAGTGTTTCGGAATAAAGCAAGATGTCTTCATCATTTGACCAGATTGGCCAAGGGGCGATGGTTCCATCATCCCTCACCATATATGGTTTGAAGAGGTGGCAAGCTGGTTCTTCATCCAGCTGTTCCACCTGAGAGATTAGGGTCATCCCCGTTCTCAGAATCACCAACATCGTTTTCATTTGTTTCCTCCTGTAAGATTTTTTCAGCTTCTTCAAAGATAGATTCCATATCAAGTTCTTCGATACCCTTACCAGCAAGCATAGCTTCATGCTTCTTGAAGTTTTCTTCGTAGGTATCTTCTTTAATTGCAGAGATATATTGTTCTGCAATTGTATCCAAAGGATCGTATGCTGTTAGCACATGATGTCCAGGAAGAAAGAAGTCTCGATCTTTACTCAACGGTGCCCAAGGAAACCAGTGCAGTTGGTATCCTTTCTCTCGGTTAAAAACAATTCCACCATCAATATCAGAAACGATGTCAAGGCGAAATGGTTTGTGTAAATGAAATCCAATTGGATCTTTACTTTCTGGTGAGCAGATCTCTTTTACTTCGCTGATGATTTCTTCACCTGATTTCAATAGCAAAAGTTTTACACTCATTCTACCTCACCACCCATCTTGCGGACATTCTCAATATAAGTGTCGCGAAGACTTGGCACTGGTTCCAGAATTGTTGCAACAAAAGAAGTATTGACTGCCATCTGAATATCAGCACTAAGAGGACACCAGGGTTGATAATGAACCTTTACTTCTGGATCCAGGACAATTCCAGTGCCATCCAGTTTTGGTTCATCATAAGTAACTTTATAAGGGAAGTTAAACACCCAAGCTTGACGCTCTCCAGTTTCTCTGTGTACTGCTTCTTGAACATCAGCGATCACTGTTTCGCCAGTTACAAGTACAGCAACTTTTACTCGTTCTGATTTTACCATACGCTCAAATACTTTTACTAAACATTATAAGAGGGTCCTTGGTCTTTGTCAAGGACCCTCTTGCGCCGACGATATTCGGTACTATTTATTTCAACTCATATGTTTTCTTTTTCTGATGCTCTGGAATAATTCTATTCAGAGAAATTGTCAAGAGACCATTTTCAAATTTAACATCAGATACTTCTACATCATCAGATAATGTTCTACTCCAAGTGAAAGCTCTCCTTGCAATTCCATTATGAAGATACTCGTATTCATTTTCTGATTTTTTAACTTCTACGAATAACTTATTCCATTCTGTAGATACTTCAATATCCTCTCTTCTGTATCCAGCTAGAGCGATTTCTAAAGTATACTGGGTAGAACTTTCTTGAATTAAATTGTATGGTGGAAAATTTGGAGATGATTCGTGAATTGTTGCGAACCTACGAATCCATTCATCCATTCCAATTCCCCATCTTGTAGCATCATCCAACAATCTGTTGATGTCAGCTACGTTATACTTTACTACATTAGTTGTAGGCATGATAGACCTCCTTGAGCGTCTGTAAGTTTAATGTCCCCGAAGGCGACATTACTATTTAACCATAAAACAAAATAGAGAGGAACGGTGAAAACCGAACCTCTCTATAGGGTGTTCCGACTTGTAGAGTGCCGCACGAATGGCACAGAAGTATTTAGACCGCTTTCTTCTTACCGATATTGTACTTGCTCTCCAGCGTCCAATCATTCTTTTCTTTATAAGAAAGAACTTTGATCTGACTCAGAGGAGCGATATCTACGATATCTTCTTTTTTGGTAATCGTAATCAAACCCCAGTCACTAAGAAGTTGAATGATTCTATTCCTACGTTGTACGTCGTTCAAGCTCAAATTTGCTTTCTTACCATCAAGGGCAAAGAGCTCCTTAAAGTGAACGATGTAGTATCTACCTTGCTTGTGCAGAATGTGGCAAGACTGATAGAGTTTCTTTTCCTTGCGAGATGCAACACCAATCCTGGTCAGCGTCTCACGGACTTTTAAGAAATCATCTGGCTCGTTCAAGCTAACTTCCACCATGCAATCAGAAGTCCACTGGACTTCTTGCTCAGTGATCGCCGTCATCTTTTTCCTCCCATATCATGTTTTGATCTGATAAATTCAAGTTGTTGTTCAGTTAGAAGAGTGAGAGCGATCTTTGCTTTTTCGTTGCTATATCCATAGTAACTTTTTACATGCTCTAGATCGTCAATCTTAGTTTTCTTCAACCAGGGTGAGAAACGTTTCCGTTTTCTAACGGTATTTATATAGAAATCATATTGCAACTTCTTGTCTAGATGATGAACCTTATTCATCTCATTAGAGAATAAGATAGTATCTACATGCCCAGACAAGCATTTGTTGATGATAAATGGAGGGTATGATTTTTCTACTGTAGGATCTTCCTCTAGAAGATTCTTCTTGTTTTCATTAATACTGTTTAACCAGTCTTTCAGTTCAATCATAATCAAGTAATAATCTTCGTTGGTCCGTTGACTCCGCTGCCATTACTGTTAACTCGATAGATAGCTATAGATCCACTCTTGAGAGTTACATGGATCTCATCACCATTAATCAAAGCAAACTGAGCATTCGGACAAAACGTAGAGAGTGGACCTCTAGTTGTGTGATACAGTTGGCAATACCCACTACGGAGTACACGCACCCCTAAACTTCCCATAATTAGTAAGAATCAATTCACGACGGTCTTGTTGGTCTGCCATGTAGTCACCAGTAGACCTCATGGTATAAGTGTGAGCGTAGTCGTACTGACACCACTCTTCAAATCGAGCACAGATATCTGGATGATTGTTGTAGGAGATCATGATGTTACACAACCATGAATCCATCTCATCTGCAAAACGTCCGTGATCAAAACCTTTATGCATATTACCCTTGTTGCCATACAGATTGTCCTTGATGTCGTAAGGGGGATCTGCATACACAAACACATTAGAGTCATTCGATACCAGTTGATCGTAAGACAGGTTTGTGATCTTCCATTTCTCAATTATTTTTGAGTAGTCTGGGAACTTTTCAATTCCTCGCAACGTGAAGTTGGCAACACTTGCTTGTTTTGAGAATGAGGAAGATTCAGTAAGACCAGAAAAAGAGCACTTATTAACGATCCAGAAATCAATAGCTCGTTGATAGTTACTCGTTGCTCCGTCATTAAGATTCTCCTTTGCTTTTAGAAAGACTTTCTCGGCTCGTGCATAGTATGCGGTAAGTTCAAATGTATTAGTTTTTTCAGGAACAGTGCCAAGATCATTCTTGATGTCAGTAAGATCTTTGCACATGTTTGTACCAAACATCTGGAGTTGCTGCCAGAAGTTAACCAGAGGTTCGTAGAGATCATTTACCCATACCACTCGTCCAGGGAATGATTTGGTAATCTCAATTGCCATGCTTCCACCACCAAGGAAAGGTTCACGATACTCAGTGAACGGTTGATCAGGAAGATACTTGAATAACTTGGTAAGAGCTCTTGACTTACCACCAGGATACCTAAGGGGGGTTTTTAATGATTTCATTTAAATTGACACTCACACATAATTTCAGTAAGAGCAGCAAGTAGATTGATTTCCTGGTCAGCAACAAATGCAGATTGATACTGATACTTAGCAATCACCAAGACAGCTTGAGGAATGCTTTGAGGTTCTAGACTATCGTACAGACTATCATAGATGGTCCGAAGAATAACGTTAGGATCGTTATCCAAATTAGTATTAACCCACTTGCGAGCTACGGTAAACTCTTTTCTTTTCAGAGCATCCATCAGTTCTCCCATGCGAACTTCTGCCATGTTGGCAAGGATGCCCGTATCAATTATACCACTAACGCTATAACGCTGCAACTCATTCAACACTCTCCGAAAATCGGGAAAGTGTTTTTGGATGACTTCTGCCGTAACCTTTGGATCATACTGAATACCTTCTGCCTCAAGTATAGTCCTGACACGGTTGAAGAAAGTTCCAGCAATTTGAGCTTTCTGCTTTCCTTTGATTCCAAAATCAACGACCGCACAACGGGAGTGGAGAGGTTCGATGATCTTGTTCTTGTAGTTGCAGGTAAAGATGAAACGGCAATTGCCAGCAAATTCCTCAATAGACGCCCGTAGGAGGAGTTGTACGTCGTGGGTTGTGTTGTCTGCCTCATCAATAATAATGACCTTGTGCTTAGCAGTCGAGGTAAGTGAGACGGTCGAAGCGAAAGACTTCGCATGGTTTCGGACAGTATCGAGGAATCTACCCTCGTCGGATCCATTAATGACATAAGAATCTACACCAAGTTCATTACACAGAGCTTTGGCAACTGTAGTCTTACCGATACCAGCAGTGCCACAAAGAAGAAGGTTGGGGATCTCCCCAGCATCAACAAAAGATTGAAAAGTACTCTTCGTTTCTTTAGGAAGAATACAATCCTCAATAGTTTGTGGGCGGTACTTTTCCACCCACAGAAAATCATCCTTCATACTTAGAGTCGGGTTCAAGGGCAATCAAATATTCCAGGTCAAGTGTAGCATGTCTGAAGAGAGATGCGTTGTGCTTACTAACAGTGACAGAATAATCACCAGGCAGAAGCTTAAGTGTTTCCACTTTAAAGTTGAAACAGAAGTCGGAGGTGGTCTCCCCAACACTTACAGCATAGCTGTTAGAGGTGTCGTTCTTTTTGTCTCTCACAACCAGATCGATAGTTGACCCATTACCGACTACGGAGAGATCTTCTACACCATAGATACCAGCTGCCTTTACGATGTTAGAAAGGTCAGATGCAGATACCAAGAAGGAAACTTCTTTACTGGGTAGATCTACTTTTTTATCTGGAGGTGTAGTAATGACAGAAGGATCAGCAAAGAAATAACGAGTCTTGTTCCTGCTGTCCTTGATGGTCAGATAGTTCTCGTTGGAGAAATCAAACTCAGCATCATTAAACAAAGTGAGTCCAGAAAGAAACTCACTGAGATCATAGATAGCGAAGTCCCGAGGGAATGTTTCTTCTACTGCACAACGACCAAGGATGTTCTTTTGGATTGAAAGCGTAGAAATGTTGCTACCTTTCTTAAAGCAGATCGACTGATTGATAGTAGAGAAATTCTTCAGGATGTCGAGGGTGCTTTTAGAAAGTTTCATAGGTATCACGCTTTGCATTTTTATCGTTAAAGTGTAGCAGAAGAACTGCGTAGTGAAGGATCTTCAGAATATCCCTGCGGGCAGATCCCTTCCTGTCATATCGAGAAGCATACTTCAGGATGTTACTGCGACAGAATGGTTCACCGTCACCGCAAGCTTCAATCAGATCAAGGGTCTGGATTTTATCATCACCAGCTGAATAGTGCTGCTGATAAGTTCCACGCACATATTCAAGGAGCTCACGAATAATTTTATCTTCTTCATACTTGTATTTTACAGCAGAGTTAAAAGAATCAGAGAAGCTGCCGCCAGTGATAGTGAGACTACTGCCAGGAGCATAATCGACAACGGGGTCACGATCATAGTTCAAAACAATTTTGTCTTCGTTCATAACATCATAAAGTAGGGACCAAGAATTAACCATAGCAAAAAAGGAAATCATTTACAAGAGATTCGGATTTTTCTTTACCGAATTTACTTGAGAGGTAACCTCCAACTGGATCTAGCTTTGTCATATACCTGTCAAAGTCAGCATACACAGAGGTATCTTCTCCAGTAGGACAACTACATTCTACCATATCCTTGTATGCAGTCAAGTACTGCTTAAAAATCGGAAGATGATCGTTAACTTGGGACATGGTACACTTGGCAACATACACATTCTCAGAGAAGTGATTGCCAGGTTCAAAAAATCTGAATGAACCTTCTGCCTTTGGAAGACCAGGAACAGAGAACATATAGTTTTCTGTTGGGTGCTGGAAGTCAAAAACGATAATGACTTTCTTTTCAAAGAAACCCATCAGGTCCATTCCGAAACAAGGGAGATTTGATCCAGTCTTAGGGTAGAGAATATTGTTATAGATACAAGCTTTCTCATCCCAAATCAAAACCTCCCTAGACTTAATAAAGTGGGGACTGGTGTAGATTTGAGCTCTTAGGTCTGTATCGTTTTCAGACCATCGAGCCCAACTACCTCCCCATTCTAGGTCAGGGAAAGTCTCAAAAAGGGCTTCCCTGTACTGCTTCCACAGATCGATCATCTCTATCTCCAAAGTTTACATCCACATCTACTTTATCATACAATTCAACAAAAGCTTGCTTAGTCTCGGAATCAAAACGATTGATGCAAGATTGGATAGCTTTTGCTTTGTCGTTGAAGATACTATAGGCACGAATGATGTGAACAAGACGGCGGGTGCTGATGATCTCATCGATACCACCGTCATAGAAAGTCTTACGGATAATGTCTGCCCAGTCAACAAGACGCTTGCAGAAGTCACGATCTGTAATACCGAGATCCAGAGAAACACCCTCAAGGATCTTCTGCTCAGTAGCAGGAGCAGGATACTCCTGCTCAAAGGTCACGGGGAAACGCTCAAGGAATGCTTCGTTGAGAACGTTGGTGCCGATGAAGCGACCGTCATCACTACCCTTACCTTTGGTGTTGGCAGTAGCAAAGACGTTGAACCCAGCAGCAGGATTGACGAAACGACCGATCTTCTTCAGGAAGACACCCTTACCTTCAAGAATAGATTGGAGACACAGGATCTTGTTAGATGCCAGGTCAATCTCATCAAGCAGCAGAATAGCACCACGCTCAAGAGCTTCGATCACAGGACCGTTGTGCCAGGCAGTTTCACCGTTGACAAGACGGAAACCACCAATCAGGTCATCCTCGTCAGTCTCGATGGTGATATTGACACGAATCAACTCACGACCCAGCTGGGCACATGCTTGCTCAACAGAGAAAGTCTTACCGTTACCAGAGAGACCAGTGATGAATGTGGGATAGAAGATGCCAGACTTGATGATCTTCTTGATGTCAGAAAAGTTCCCGAACGGGACATATTGATGGTCTTTAGCAGGAATCAAGTTCTGATCTTCCCGAGCGGTAACATTAACAACAGCAGCAGGAGCTTGATAGGTTTGCTCAAGACGCTCCTGCACAGTCAGGTTCCAAGTGCCACGCTTGACTTTGAAGGGCTCCAGATACCGAGTAACAGTAGGATACGAAACACCTTTGCTGCGAGCAAATGCCTTCACGTCAGCAGCAGTGACAGTCTCGCCATACTCAGAACGAATTTCAGCAACAAAGTTGGAAGTCATAAGTGGTTTCCTTGATTGGTATGGACATATCATAAAGCAAAAACCCGCCTGGAGGGCGGGCAGTGGACACTTATGAAAGTGGTCGGACGAACTGCTGAGTAATTATGTTCGTTGCTTCTAGCTCCTGATACATCCAATCTACTCCAGCTTGAGGATCTGTATGATCTCCACAAGTAAAAACATCACACACTGCCATACCTTCCTCTGGCCAAGTGTGGATGCTGATATGACTCTCAGCTAACATAGCAACACAGGTAACACCTTGAGGTTCGAACTTATGAGAATTCAAAGCAAGCAAGGTTGAGTTACACTTCTTAGATGCCATATAGATTGTATCCCTGATCCATCCTTCATCATCTAAAAGATTATGTGGGCATCCTTTCAAAGTAAATAAAATGTGTATCATATCCAGTCAGGTTTTCGATCAGGTTTACGCAGATAATTTGAAGCTGCCCAAGGTTTAGATGCAACATACATTTTGTATGCAGTAAATGTGTCTATGGAAGTGTCTAACTTATATTCATCAGGCATGGCTCTAGCAAAGTCTGATGCCATGCTATAGCAAGTGATTGCCTCTAATGTTTTTAGATGAAAAATCTTTTTAGCTTCAAAAAGAGAGTACGCACAAGCATGTACTTTATTATACCTATATGTATATTCCGTTGTCAAGGCACATCCGTGCTGGATCAACCAAGCAAGATTGTAGATATTTTCTGCTGCCCATTTTGTGCAGGGATGGTTGCGAAATGCACCACCCTTTGTCTCATAGGGTTGCTTATCTTTTTTGGGCACAACACCCCAGTCATGATACCACTTTGAATAGATGATAGAAATCATCTGACAACATTCAAGTGGCATCTTCACGACATGCTTATCAGGAAGAACCTGAGCTGATTTGCGAGGAGATGGATCAGTTGCAAAAATGTTCATGCGATCTGCTCGATAAAGGAGGAAAGAATCTTCTTGTTAGCTTTCTTGCCAGTCAAGGACTTTTTGAATGCGTTCTTGATCTGTGCTTTTGAAGCATCTTCACTTACTTCAAACTCAACATCGTTGTCGAGACTTTCGCTGCGAAGAACATAAGAAAGAGTGTATGCAGTATGAGGGTTGATGTAAGAACGAGTCTTCTTCCATTCCTCGTCTGCCTTCACAACAATATCATGCTTAAAGGGGACATCGCAAGTCTTGTAACGATTCCATTCACGACTTGCAAGAAGTCTTATTGAAATGATCTCACACTCTGGGAAACGATCACGGAAGTTCTCCACGAACGTGCCAGTCTGTGCCCACTGATTGTAACCAAACTTATAGGTCTTGCCAGTCTTGCGATCGCGAAGCAGGCAATTGGGATGAATGTGATTGCGAATGATCACATCAGATTCATCACGATAGCTACGAACCATCTTACTGCGGCAGATGGGATGACCCTCACCGTCAGTCAGATTAATGATGTGAACTTTCTCACACTTGTTCTCTTGCTTGAACTTAGGAACAACATGGAACATAGACAGAACTGCTTCATTAAGAGGCGTACCAGAGAGGTGCATCTTGCGAGCAATAGGGTAGTAGGTGGGGAAGTTTACCCGACCGTGAGATGCTGCAATCCTGAACAGACTGCGACACTGCCTCTCGTGCTGAGAGTTGTTGGACTTGCTGCTGAGAAGAGTCAGCATGGAGAAGTCTGGGTGAATCCAGAGCTTGTTCGCTTCGTTGTGACTGTAATCACGAGCGGTCTCAGGAATCCAACCATCACTAAAAGCATATACGGTATAGGCAATACCGACTTTGCGGCAGAAAGTAACCAAGCTGATCAACTGCTTGAAGGTAGAGAAGATGGTCTCCTGCATAGAACCAGACCAATCAAGATTGAAAATCAAACCGTGATTCTTACCCTGATGAAGGTTGGTAACTTTCTTAAAGAGATCTTCGTTGTACTTGTAGGTATGCAACTTAGTGCAATCGAGAACTCCAGTCCGAGAAGTACTAGAGCGAGCATAGGAAGCAGCAGACTTCTTGCACTCAAACTCTTTTACCAGATAGTTGACTTCTTGGAGACAAGACTTCTTGAACTGTCTGTACTCAGAATCAACACGATAGAACTCAGTGTGGTTATCATCGAAACCGTTTGCAATCCAGCTAGATTCGATATGCTCATGAACACGATTGTTGGGAACAATAACTTGATCCCAGTCAAAGTTCGGCATCTCGATGTAGTCATACTCTGACTGGTTCTCATCGATCAGATCCTTAACAAAGTCGTTGAAGTTGGCATCAGTCTTAACATCGGTGTCATGCCTACCAGCACCCAGATCATCCATCTGGTCCTCACTATCCTTAGATTCAGGAGAGCGAGATCCAGAAAGATCTGGAGAAACTCCTTGGTTCTCCTGCTCATCCTCAGAATCAGAGTCACCTTCATTCCCAAAATCCTGAGAGGGATTTTGACTAGAACCAGATTGAGGAGACTGGGGAAGATCGATATCAAGATCTGGCTCTTTCTGCTTGACAGCATCCTTGCAATACTTAAAGAGAACCTTTGCAAACTCAACAGCATCAGCAAAAGTCTCTAGAGAATTTGCAATCGAAATAAACTCTTCTTCCTCTTGAGTGAAAGGAACAGTGATAAAGTTACCGATCTTGAAATGAATATTGAGACGGTCAGCAATATTGTAGGTGGTCAGATCAGAGTCACCGAGAGCAAAGAAGTCTTGATCGCTAAGGTCTTTGTATCCACGGAAGAACGTCTTAGCAAGACCAGGATAGCGACGCTTCATCATCTTCTCGATACGAATGTCCTCAGTCACATTCACAAACTGAACAGGGACTTCGTTCTCGAACGACCAGTCATTAGGAGTATACAGAGCATGACCAACCTCATGAGCGATCAGCAAGTCAAGAACATCGTTACTAGCCTTCTTCCACATAGGAAGAGTGAGCACACGAGTCTCTACGTTGAACTGTGCGGTCTCAACCTGGCGATGCTCTACGATCAGATCCTCTTGGGCGAGCAGGCGAGCGAGCTGGTCTTTGACGTTGTTCATGCTGGTGTCTCTTGGATGACCCTATAATACGAAGAAACCCTGCGCTTGGCAGGGTTCATGTGACACTTCTTGAAGTGGCTCAGACGGGCTTTCGCCTGTCGTAATGCCTGTGGCTTGAGATGGCGCTTTTGCTCCTTCTTGGAGTGATGCTGCCAGTTGGGTACGTTAGTCACGTTGCCTCCAGTCGTCGGGTTTGTCTTCGGTGAACCAGTCCACCATGTCATCCACACTATTAAAACCCCTTTTGCCGAACCTGTCAAGCCCTGTGCCGCCGATGTCAAGTTGATTTAAAAAATCGTCCATATCTCCCTCCTGCATGTCGGGATTCTCAGCGGTCCTTCTTGCTTGACGAAGCATCGTAGCAGCAGTTCTATTTGCTTTTGCAAGCTTCTCTGCCCATATCATTTCTTCCAAACTCACCTCTTCATGTTTAGCAATCTTATTACAAATACCTTCTAAGCGTAAACGATATTGTGTAGAAAGCATATACAATCTCCAGATAGGGTTTGTTAACATTATTTGATTCTAGATTCCAAATCATTCAGTTTAGCAAATTCTTGATATGCCTTCTCAGATCTTTCAGAAAGGATATCAGAAAGATCAGTCAAGATTACTTCATTATCAATTTGTTCATCCAGATACTTATCGATAGCTTCTTTCAGATATCTTTTTCGATGCCACTCTGGAGTATAGGGTTTGTAGTGTGCCATGACAAATGTATGATTTACTATTTATTCTTCTGTTATAACAGAGAAGTTTTGCTTCTTTTCTATTCTCAAAATCTTATTGAACTTGTCCTGCAGTACGTCTGGTTTGTGAGAGATCACAAATACATTTGTATTGTCAGAGAAAGTTCTAAGGATCTTCATGAAGTCTTCTGTGCCAGAAGTATCCAAACTACTATCAAAGATTTCATCTAAGATAAGAAGGTTGGTGTTAGCACTATTCTTCATCTTAGCGATGGTTCTCCATGTGAACAATAGAGCTAAGTCTATTCGCATTTTTTCACCTTCGCTAAAAGAAGCATAAGAGAAGTCATCACGATAACGTGACTTGATGGTTTCCTCAAAGTTTTCACTAAGATTAAACGAAACATAGAAATCCAACTCTTTCAAATAACGATTGATA